TCAACTTATAGGATCAGCTATGGTTAATACAATTACCAATGCCCACATAAAGCAGATAGAAGAAACGATAACCAATTCGTTTTCCTATGCTCATTTCTTTCTTGAAGAACAAATAATCAAGGAAATATGTCAGGACTACGATGTTGAGTTTCTTTCTCAAATAGAAGAATCAAAGTTCGATGAACTCATTGATCTTCTGCCTGATAGAACTCGTGAGGCAGAAAGAGAATGGATACTTGATAAATGTAGAAGGTTATATATCTAAAGGACACAATATGAACGATAAGCTAAATAATAGTGAATACTCAAATGTACGTACTCATTACGATATAAACAATACCCTTCACATAACTGCTGAAAAACCCAAACGAATCCCTTTTAAAATAGAAATCCCTCAACACGAACAAAAACGTGACCTAGAGATTAAAAAATCTGTTGATGCTGAAATAGTATTGTCTGAAGGGGAGGATGAGTTCTCAGACGAATATGACCTTAAAAAAAGACAACTCTGGTTGTCTAAGGCTCAAGAGCTCCATCTCATCAAGAAAACGATAAAGAAGTGGCAAGCAAGAGAACAAGAACTAGCAGAACAACTTCAATATCTTTCTGGTCGCGATTCATATTCGGTAGGTGACTTTAAATACGAACGATACGACCGTCCAGGATCAGTCAACTATAAGGATATCCCAGAACTCAAAGGGGTCGATCTAAATAGGTATCGAAATCCTTTTATCATGTGTTGGAGACTGGTGAAGGAGTGATTCATATTTTTATCTGGTTTCATGTCCCACCCATACATTATATTCATATAAAAGGTACCAAAATATGTGGGGCATGAAATTTTGTGATAAGGAGGGTGGTAATGCAAGGGCAAAGAGTTAATAACTTCTATCTCAATCAGATAGATGCCCGTATTAACTTATGTAAAGGTGATATAGAGAACGTTTTATTGTCGAAATATAACGTAATGAGCTTGAAGGATTTAAATCCGTACTACATAAATGAAATATTAGAGACGATACAAGACTTTATAGAGAAAGAAAGAACATGGAAAACAAACCAAATTTAGCCAAAGCATTAGTAAAAGTTCAAAGTGAGATGAAGCAAGCTCCAAAGAATGGAAAAAACCCTCATTTTGGGAGTAGGTTTTCAACCTATGAAGACCTTATTGAAGTATCCAGACCCATTCTCTCATCTAACGACCTTGCTGTTAATCACTACTGGGAAAGCGATGGTCAAGTAAACTACTTCATTACCGAACTAAAACACAGCGAGTCTGGGGAAAGGGATATATCCCGAGCTGCTATATTTCTAAAAGATCCAACAGACATGCATAAAACGGGCGCAGCTGAAAGTTATTTTAAAAGGCGTATGTATGAAGGGATTTGTGGAATTGATACGTCTGACATTGATGACGATGGTAATTCTGTTTCATCTCCGCCATCAATCCCAAAATTTCAGGGTAATTACAACAAGCCTTCCGAATCTTCAGGGTTCCCGGTTCCTCAAGGTGCAAAGTCTGATGTTATATCATCAAAGCAATGGGGATTTTTAAAGGCAAAGATAAAGGAATCAGGAATCCCACAGAAAGAACAATCGCTATGCCTTAAATTCGGGGTTAGATCATTAAGCGAACTTCCTTGGAGGCATATGAATGATGCCCTTAATTTCTTGGCTGGTTCAGAAATACCTAAACCGATGCTTGACCCTCAATACAAAGAAAGTTCTTTTATTGATGAGTCTGTAACTCCTTTTTAGAAAAGGTATACTTTTCACGAGTAACTTCATAGACCGTTTAACTAGTTGTTGAGCGGTCTATACGACTAGAATCGTGGCCGACTAGTTGTCGGTCATTATATTTTTGATCATTGTTAATGGGACTTAGGATGTAAAAATCTTAGTCTCATTTTTTATTTTAAAACTTTTTCTTGTTTTTTTATTGGAATCGGTGTTACCATTTTCAGGTTATTTGCAAGTGAAATAGAAACTTTAGTATTCCAAAAAAAAAGACACCTCTTTCGAGATGTCTAAATTTTTATAAACGAACCCAAGTGAAAGCTTCGTTTATTAAGGAAGAAACATTAAAAACAAAATTAACACACCCGGAATAAAAAGTAAAGAATTATTTACTGCAACGGCAAAAAATAATTCATCCTTTTTGCCCCCGAATCTAAAAAAATCTGAATCGTTAATCGCAAACTACTTACTTAGGTTTAGATTTTGCACTCGGATAAACCCTTCACATCGTACGATTGCAACAGCTCTTGGTCTCTGTAGAAAGACGGTAACTCGAGGTGTCCAGAGCCTGAAAGATAAAGGGCTTCTTGATTGGATTTACCGATATAAACTCCCAAGCAGGTTCATTCTTACAGAAAAATTATTAGACCCTAGGATGGGTCAATTCTTGAAAAGCCTCCTCGCTATTTCTATTTCTTTATTGCTTTCTATACCAAATTTGGGACTTCCTAACGACTCTGATTTTTATCCAAAAGACCCATCCAAAGCGAATGTCCCTCTTAGTTTTTTAAATGTATTTAATATTGGTATTGGTGTTATTAGAAATGACATTGTAGAGGGGGAGAACTATGACCTTTTAGACCAAACCGATTCCAGTTTCATAAAAAAAGAGAGATTTGAAGAAAAGACGACAAGAAAAAAGAGATCAAGTATGAACGACCATGGAGATCGAATCAAAGTAATTGGTGAAATTAGTTCCAATTTACCATTGACTACCAACGGAGCAATAAGCCTACAGAAATACCCACTCCAAGCACTCCAATTTGCAAAAGCGTGGGCTAACTATGCAAGCAAGAAGACTGATCCATTCACCTACTTGTTGAAAGTGTGTGAAGATTTTTGCAATAAGAACAATCTCTTTGTTGAAAGGGATTGGTGTGACAGAACGAAGAATCTCCTTCAGATTCCCCTTACTGATAGAGAATATGTTGATATGGACAAGCTCAAGGCTTTGATAGATGAGCAGACAACCACCAGTGCCGTTTCCAGTTCTCCGGCCCGGGCACCACTGACTGGACC